GCTATGTAGATAGTTCCATCTGTACAATTGCCAGCGTTGCAAAATGCTAGGCGGTCGGTATCGCCTAAGAATGCACAAGTTGTTGTGTAAGTACCTAATGTATCTGCTGGGTCATACAGGTCCCAGGCATAAGGGAACAAAAGATTACCTAATGGTTGTCCCATATCTACACGGGTAACACCTGCTTGGCCCTCAACTCCTGTTGCTGCCCAGATATATCTATCACGGAAAGCAAAGTCATAGACTGGTTGGTCTGACTCAAAGATTAAAGCACCGTAGGTAATGGAGCCATCGAGTGAATTGACATCTGCCATACGCATACCTTGGTTAGTACCAATAGCCATATTGCCAAGGTAGTAGGAGATCTTAAAGACAGTCTCACCTACTGGTAGCTCTGCTGCGGTGATAGCAGATGCCAAGGTAGGCATAGAACCATTAGAACTAGATAGGGTAAACTTGTAAATGTTAGATTGGATACCTGAGTAGCCAGAGATATAAATAGCAGCACCGCTAGATGTGATACTAGTAAATACGTGGTCTGGGTCATTGTGTGAATAGACCGCAGTAGGTAGTGATGTAGCACTAGATGCGAACTCATAGACCTTATCGTTAACACACATTACGATACGTTCTTTGGTGTACTCCATAACAGCGTTGGCTACGACAATTCCAGTTGCGTTAAACATTAAAGTTTCTGCAACACTTGAATCATCTGATAGCAACTTCTTGTACACGTGGATCTTGTTTGCTCCACCTGAAACCTTATTGGTTACCCAATAGGCATAGACACCATCATCACAGATAGCAAATACAGGTTCATCAGTGCCTGAGTTATAGTCAATGAAGTGGATAACTTCAGCAACTCCAGTACCTACTGGAGATACAGCGGTAGATGCTACGTTGGTAGCAGTCTTTGCATAGGTAAAGGTTGTAGTCGTTGGCACAGATGTAATGCGGTACTCACCGTTAAAGGTTGCATCCACACCTGAAATAGTGATCTGCATACCAGTACATAGACCGTGTACCGCTGTAGTTGTCAGTGTTGCTACGTTAGAGGTCAGTGCCTTGTTGTTGATAGATACGGTAATCTTTGGGAATACCTTATCCACATCATACTCATCAGATAGTAGAACACCGTTATAGGTAATGCTGTTCTTATCCCATTGGATAGAACGTGCGTACTGCCACGGACGACCACTAGCTTGAATGCCACCTGTGATTGTGTGCTGGCTATCTACAGACTTGAGCAGTGTTGCCTGTCCCTTAGTCCAGACGTCTACACCTTTGGACTCTGTGTACTGAAAGCGCAGTGACTCATCCTGGATAGGCTCAAAGAACTTAATGCCTTGTCCATAGTGGAATGAGCTTTGTGATCGTAGCCACCAACCAGTAAGCGTCTGCTCACCTGGCTCACGGCTCTGGTCAATCTGCTGCTTACGATACTGTGCTGTTACGCGACGATATGGTGAGTCGTCACTGTTCATCAAGAAGAATGGCAAGCCAGCAATAGCAATATCGTAGGCTTCACCTGTTGATGAATAGGTTGTTGCACCTGCTGGGTTGGAAAGTGTATATACCAGACCCTCGGTTATGTCGTCGCCGTATGGCACTGGTTATTCCTTACGCTAGAAGTAGTTTTGCTTCGTCCTCTGTGATGCCTAGCTTGGCAAGTAGTGCTGTCTTAGCCTCAGCCTTAGCCTGTGCATCGGCTTCTGCTGCTACGCGATCTGCTTCTGCCTGTGCTGCTGCTGCTTCATTGGCTGTGATTTCCTCTGCTGTTAACGGACGCTCTGTGACCTCGCCTGTTTCGCAGTTGATTTCGATTGCTGTTGGTGTTGTCATTGTTGCTCCTTAACTAGATTTGATTCCGTAGAGATAGAAAGATGAACCTGAAATTATATTGTCATAAGGATTGCTTAGACGGAACGATGTGATTGCACCTGTGTTGCGCCACAGACCTGCTTGCGCGGCAAGATAATTATTTCCTGCCGAATTATCCTCAGAGGCAACAGATGATGCAACAACTTTGTTTGCCGAACCTGCATAGTTTGGTAAATAAATCTCAAAACTACCAAAAGAGTTAGCAGTCCAAGTGGATCCTGGCATAAGCGCGTTCATCGCAACTGTGTCATTTGATGCCCTGCTTGAGGCTGCGACTGAACCAGTAGCACTCAATCGAGTGTAAGAATAAATAGTGGTAGTAGTGCCATTGATTTGATCTAGATAAATACTGTTGCCACCGCCACCTGTTCCTCTTGCTGAAAATCTTAATACTAGGTCAGTATAAGTTGCAGGAATAGCAGAAAAGGTAACTGTTGCTGCACTTGTTGAAAGCACATTGGATGAGATGAGTTGGTATGTATTAGCCATTATGCTGCCTTAATTCCGTAGAGGGTGGCTGTTGTGCCTGTAATGAAGTTAGTGCCAAAAGCAGGATAAACTTTTGTTGAAGTTATTGCGGCAGTATTGCGCCAAAGAGCAACTGCTCTTTGGGTTCTTCCTGAGCCGTTTGAGTCTCCAGAACTATCGCATAAAAAAGTTTTGTTTGTAGAACCCGCATAACTGAAAATATCTATAATAAGGAGTCCAAATATTCCAGAAGTTGCACCAGATGCAGGAATAGAAGCAGCAAGAATTTGTGATGCTGAACTTTCTCTATAAGACTGCACACTGCCATCGCCATATAAAAGTGTGTTTGAGTAATTTGTAGCAGTGTTAGAATTAACTTGGAAGTACACTGAATCTATTGAATTTATCGCTCTATCTGATCTTGCAACCAAAACCAATCGTAAATCAGTATAAGTTGCAGGAATGGAAGAAAATGTAATGTTAGTAGCAGCGCTGCCTAAAGTAGTGGTAGCGATTGGTTCGTATGTTGCTGGCATTTACGCTCCCACCTTCTTTGCATAATTGGCTCTTGCCCTTACGCGGTTGCACTCAGCGCACTCACGCTTACCGTTCTTGCGTATCATTATGTTCCCCTCGAACAGATGCCCTTGATTACAATGGCTACGGTTATCAATGTTGTGTAGTCCTGCCATAATATTTTCCCGTTGTGTGACCACTCGCAGGTGATCTATTGCTACACAAGCACGATTGCGACAGATGTGGTCAATTACTTTATCGGCTGGAATCTTGCCATTGACAAGTTCCCAAGCCCAGCGATGTGCGCGGTATTGCTTCTTGCCTACACGCACTTTGTGGTAGCCATTAACAACTGTTGTTGTCTTAGCTTCTATACAAGTAGTCATCATTAACTGCCTTTAATTCCGTATAGTGCGACAGTTGTTGAGGTCGTAAAAGAATCTGAAAATATACGCAATTCAATTGCATTAACAGCAGAAGTGGACATCCACAATCCAGAAGATAAATTTACACCCCAAAATCCGCTAGTACTGTTTGTGTCATCTCCAGTAAATCCACGCATAGTTTTGTTTCTTGTAGTTGAAGCATAGTCGTGAATATCTATAACTCCAGCACAAAGAGTTGTTGCTAATGCACCACCTGCTACAACTCCTCTACTAATAAGATATTCAGTAGCTGATGCAGTTCCACTTGCAGTAACGGCTGAGCCATCACCTATTAAAGAGTGATAAGAATAATTAGCGCCTGAATCAGAATTTAAGCGAATACGCAAAGCGCTGCTTCCCACACCTGTACCTGTATCTCGTGCTATGTATCTGATTTGTAAAGATGTGTAAGTGCTAGGGATGGACGAGAAGGTAATTGTTCCCGATGAACCTGTGCCAGTTGCAGTTGCGATTGACTCGTAAGCCGTTGTACTAATTTTACTTTTTGTAATACCTGATGCAAGTAAAGCTCTTAAATAAGATTTAATAGCTGCAACGTCTTTTGGTGATAACTTAAATGGGTTAGTCATTATGTGCTCCTAGTAGTGGGACGATATGAAAAGACCGCGTATCCATGTCAGCACTCTTCTTAAAAGAGAAATGTGCGTGGTGGTTATGCGGTGATGCTCCCTTGTAGTTTCTCCATTTCCAGTTAAGGATGGGTGAACAGATTTTGCCTTGGTAAATGATGTAGGAAATTCTGCCGTCTCGCTTTGCCACTTGACGTAGCTGATTAACCAAGTCGGACATGGTTTCTGGGTTGTCATCAAGTCTAGCTGTACAGTCAAAGGCACGTACCCAGCCTTGAGCATCTGGATTGTGGTCAGACTTAGAACCGCGCTTCTGGTGCTTAGCGTCACCGAGCGTCCCATCTGAAACTCTAGAACGACTAGGGAAGCTATCGTCAATGGCTTCTCTTAACGCTACTAGCGACTTTGAAAGTTTCGGCTTCATTATCCGAGAATTGTTTTTAATTCATCCTCAGTCAAGCCAAGACGAGCCAAAAGAGCAGCCTTATCTGCTTCGGCTTTTGCCTTTGCTTCTGCTGCTGCTTGATTTGTTGCTTGGTCTGCTTCGTATTGAGCAAATTCCGCATCATTCATTTCGCGGTCAATTACTTCATTTGTTTCAAGGTCGTGAATACGAACCATAGGACGAGATGATGTTTTAGCCATTATTTAACTCCATAAAGTAGGACTGTGCCTGAAGTAAGATTTCCAGTTCCTGAAAGGAAAACTAAACTTGTAATTGCATTTGTTTGATTAATAATGCCAAAATTGTTGTACTGTTTAACTGAAGTGCTAGTTGTATTATCGTTTGTGAACATATTGTTATTCAAATACTTCCAAGTTGTCGTGTTTGCATAATCTGGAATTTCAAATCTGCCAATGGCTTGTGTAACTGCATTGTCGGTGCTTCCCGCAAGTTGAATTTCGGTGTCTGTAAAACCTTGAATGTTGGAGTTTGCTGTATTGTAATTAAACATTGCATAATTAGCCGTTGAAACTCCATTGAGCCTTACTTTTAGATTTGCACCATCTGTTGCTGGTAAAAATAAACGAACGATTCCAACTAAAGAGTTGTAACTTCCTGAAATACTTGAAATTGTTGTTGTTGCACCGCTCAAAGTTGTTGTGCTTAATAAAGTCATTCCACCGCTTGATGATGTAATCCATTCAGGAGCAGTTGCGCCTGAATTCATTGCAAGGACTTGACCAGCAGTTCCTTTTGCTAAACGAGCCTTAGCCGTTGCGGATGTGTAGTAATCTAAATCGCCTGATGTAGTTCCAGGATTTAAGGCTTTAACTGAAGTGTCAATGGACGAACCAAGAGTGCGGATTGCCGATGCGCCATCCTTGACGAGATCAGTGTCCGCAGGTGTAGTCCACCCGTAGTTTGTAGTTGTTGGCATCGTGCTCCTATTGTCAGGCTACTATTGTAGCGTTAGTCCAGTCCAAAGTTGTTGAGATTGTGTTCCATGCCTCAGTGATTGGGACATTGCTCCACTTCATCGCCTGGAGGCTAAATCCAATCGGCGATAAAAGCAGAGTCACTGAAAGTTTGTTGAATCCTGCGCTGAAAGTCCAACCCTCAACAAAGCCCTGGAATCTGCCCCCAGTCATGTTTGCAGGTAAGTCTATAATGTCAAGAGGTAATCCCAT